CAAGTGGACATATTAAAGCTTTTAAATAAGGGGAATAACTTATTTGTAGTAGGGGATGAGGACCAATGCATCTATAGTTTTAGAGGCGCTAATCCAACCTATATAGTAAACTTTAAAGATATATTTAAAGAAGGTAAAACCTTATATCTATCTACAAATTATAGGTCAAAGCAGAATATAGTAAGATTATCAATGAAGTCTATAAAAAATAATAAGATTAGAACCTCAAAGGATATCAGAGCCAACAAAACTGATGATGGAATAATAAAGGCTCAAGGTGTTCGTGATGAAACAGCTCAAGGTACGTATATAAGTGATTATATTCTCAAGGTAAAGGAAAGTGAAGATAATAACTTTAATAACTTTGCAGTGCTTTATAGAACTAATATAGAAAGTAGAAGTATAATTGATAGTTTTATTAGAAAGAAAATTCCCTTTACCTTACTAGATAGACAATATAATTTTTTCTCTCACTTCATATGCCAAGACATATTAGCTTATCTAAAGTTAAGCATATATCCTCTAAACATGGATAGCTTTACTAGAATAATAAATAAACCCTATAGGTATATAAGTAAAAATAGCATAGAAGAAGTTAAAAAGAGCAATGACTTAGGCAGTATCTTTACTAAATTAAAAAACTTAGATAGTACCCCAGTGTTCCAACTAAAAATATTAGATAAACTCGAAAGGGATATTTCTAGCTTAAATAGAATTTCACTACCTTCTGCCGTAGAATTTATTATAGGAGACTTGATGTATCATAAACATCTAGTAGAATATGCACAGAAATATAAATTTTCCATAGAAGATCTAGAAAATGTGTTAAATGAGTTTAAAGAAAGCGTAAAAGGATTTAAAACTATTAAAGACTTCTTAGAACATGTAAATACTGTAGAAGAGGAAACAAAGAAAGCTAGCTCTAGAAATAAGGATAAAAATGAAGGCGTAATTCTTAGTACTATTCACGGTGTTAAAGGAATGGAATTTGATACGGTATTTATGATTAACACTGTAGATGGGTCTATTCCCTATAAAAATAATGATATAGAGGAAGAGAGAAGATTATTCTATGTAGGAGTTACTAGAGCTATTAACAACTTATTATTTCTTTTCCCTCAATTTATAAGAGGTGAAAAGAAAAATAAATCTCAATTTCTATGTGAGTGCCAGTTAGAAGAAGAGATACTAGAAAGAGTTAAATTTAAGGTTGGAACAACTGTAACCCATAAATTCTATGGAACAGGAACTATAACAGCCTTAGAAGAAAGTAATATCTCTATTAAATTTTCTGATTTGGAGAGAAAATTTGACTTTGATGTCCTTGTAACCAATGGGCTTATAGAGGTTTTTGAAGAGTAGTTCATGTAGATTCGTTCCATTCATTGTTTGATTAAAAAGCAGATACATGATTGGAGCGATTTTTTATGTCAAAATTTGAACTAAAAATAATAATGGCTTACAGAAACACAAAAAAACTATTCGACAATATTATGAAAAGTACATGAATTATTGTAAAAGTTTAGGTCAAAGAGAAGGTACTTTTAATAGTAAAAAGAATTTCTGTAAATACGAATTAGTTCTCATTGTTAATCTTGATGATAGTATCAACATCCTAACTAAAGATAAAATATAAAAACATATAAACAAAATGATAGATAAAGGTTACAAAGGTAATTACTATAAAACTTATGTTATAAAAATTAGAGCACTTTTAACATACTGCTTTACTAGAGAGTACTTAGAAAAGTTTGAAGTTAAAATTCCCAATATCATTTTAGAGAAAAAGAAGTTTATACTGATGCTGAAATAAATAAATTACTTGAAAAACCTAATTTAAATGAATGTTTGGTTGGAGATTATAAAAGTTAGATAACTGTTAATTTTTTATTAGGAACAGGATGCAGGAGTACAACATTATTAAATGTAAAGGTAAAAGACATAGATTTCAGCAATGAAAGTATTCTATTTAGACATATGAAGACTAAAAAACAAGCTACTGTAATCTTATCTAAGACTCTTAAAGTATTATTAAATGAGTATATTGCTATAATAGGATTAAAATAAGACGATTTTTTATTCCCAAAATTAGATTGAAATAAAATGAGTTATGATACACTACATCAAAATCTAGTAAACTATTTTAAGCATTACAAAGTAAAAATTAGAGTGGTAAATATTTTTAGAAATACATTCGCAACTTTATTTATTAAAAATGGTGGAGATATTTATAGACTTAAAATTTTACTCACTCATAATAATATAAAAACCACAGAAAGATACATTAATCTATTACCTTTAGATTTCTCAGAAGATTTATTGAAATATACTCCCATTGATGTGCTTTCCAAAAATAACAAAGAGTTAAAGATTAATAGAAAAAGCAGAAAGGGAGGGAAATAATTTGACATAAAAGTTTGAAAATTCCAACATACGGATGTATAATTAAATTAAATATGTATTATTTTGAACTTTAGGGGGAATAAGGATGGATTTTTCTGATAAATTAAAACAGTTCTCTAGGAGAGCAGAAATGATAAAAGGTACACTTTTGACTGAGGAATCAACAAAAACAGCTTTAATAATGCCCTTCTTTTCATTGTTAGATTATGATGTATTTAATCCAATGGAATTTATACCTGAATTTAATGCTGATTTTGGAATTAAAAAAGGTGAAAAAGTAGACTATGCAATAATGAAAGACGGTAAACCTATAATACTTGTTGAATGTAAAGGTGTAAATGATACTCTTACTAAACATGATGCACAATTATTCCGCTATTTTTCAGTAACCGAATCTAGGTTTGCAATTTTAACAAACGGTATAATCTATAAATTTTTTACTGATTTAGAAGAAAGTAATAAAATGGACGATACGCCATTTTTAGAGATTAACATACTAGATTTAAATGATATGCAAATATTAGAATTAAAGAAATTTTCAAAAGATGTATTTGACATAGATACTATATTTAATACTGCTTCAGAGTTGAAATATAGTAGTTTAATTAATAATCAACTTAATAATCAGCTAGAAAATCCTACGGATGATTTTGTAAGATTTTTAATTAATGACTTTTATCAAGGTGTTAAGACACAAAATGTAATCGAAAAATTCAAACCTATTGTAAAAAAATCAATGCAACAATTTGTAAGTGATTTTATGAATGAAAAAATAAAATCTATATTAAATAATAATAAACCCGTACAAGAAAAAGAAAACGAATTAGAAATGGATGAAATTGAATGTGATAAAGAAGAAAATACTCCTAATATAGTTACAACAGAGGAAGAATTAGAAGCATTTAATGTAGTAAGAAGTATACTAAGTGAAATTATATCAGCCGACGATATAGCAATTAAAGATGTTGAAAGATATTGTGGAATTTTATATAAAAACAATACTAGAAAATGGATTTGTAGATTTTATTTTAGTGGCAGTAAAAAATCTATTGTTATTTCCAATGAAGATAAATCAGGGACAAGGTATTATATTAATTGTGTAACTGATATCTATAATTATAAGTCCGAATTAATAGCTTCAGCACAGAAGTATATAGAACAACCTCTATCAATATAGAATATGGACTAAAAGGCTAGAGAAGAGTATGTTAATATTACATTATAATTTATAAATATTGGGGGTAGTTTTATGAATTGTGATAAGTCTTTTGTTAATTAAAGATATAAAGTTATAAAGTTGATGTTGAATGATATTAAGACTATCAGAACTGTTAAAGCTAAAAAATATATGACAAATGAAATGTTTTATGTATATTTAGATTTTATATTAAAGAATGGTTTAGCAAGTTATGAAGATGTGTATAAGGGATTTAGTCCTAACTTAAAAATAGTAAAAAGGGTATATACTATAGAAGTGGATGGAAATAAATTTCTTGAGGGTAATTTACAGATTGATGTAAGTAGTATAATAGAACCCAAACATGTATCACATGGAATATTACCACCATTTGGATAAAAATTATGTTCAATTTTAGATAAATAAATAACATAATCAAGGGTTATCCAAATGTTAGGTAACCCTTTTAATATTCATAAAAAATGTGTAAATATATTATTGAGCTGAAAAAAATTTATTTAATTAGACAAGATAGTGCAAATAAACAGGAGAAGTTTATAAAATGAAAGTTGGGGTTAGAAAACCAAGTATAAAAAAGTCTATAAAAGCAAGGACGACAGGTAAAGCAAAGAGAGCTGTTAAGAGTGCAGTTAATCCTCTCTACGGAAAGAAAGGTATGGGTTGGATTAATCACCCAAAGAAAGCGGATTACAACAAAGTATACAGTAAGACTAGCGTAGGAGTTAAAGATATTGCTAAAGCTAGATCAAGTAATAATAGTGGGTGTGGTACAGGTTGTTTAACATATGCTATAATTGCTATAACAATACTTACTTTAATTATAATTATATTTTAATTAATAAAAGGTAGGAAAAAATATGAAAAATAAAGATATTGATGGATTACCTAAATATAAGAATAGTAAACCTAAGTTAGTAGTTGTAAATGATGATTATAGGGAAGAGTATATGGAAAATCATCCAAATGAAAAAATTGAAGATGAAGTAAAACATACATGTGGAGAAGGTCAGGGAAGCTGGGGTTAATAATAGCGTTATTATAGGATTT